TCTAGATATTTTGCTATCTATTACATTCATTATTTTCATTTTAGAGCTACCACTAATATCAACTTCATTCAATTGCATTAATTTATAGTTTAACTCTAACATATTTCTATTCTCTGAAATAGTCTGCATTACTTTTATGTTAGAATCTTTACATTCATCTAAAAGTTTATCGATAGTAACATGCTCATCAGAGAAAAGAATAGGGAGACGTTTAGCTAACGTTGTTAGACCAGTGCCTCTTATACCAGGAATGTTATCAGACTTATCTCCGGTTAACGTTCGGTATAACAAAAAATTATGAGCAGGTAATTTATAATCCTCTTTTACATCATCCTTAAAGTATAGTTTCTTTTTAGTTGGTGACCATA